GGCGAATCCACTCCAAAGGAGAGTAAATGGATTTCGTCGTCAGATCTAACCTCAGCCACAGATCGTGCAAGACACGATGTATCCAAAGGCTTGCTTTGCGGATACGCTGAAGGTTTACTAACATCGAAGTTAATAGACACGGGAACAATGAAGTACCTCAAGGAGGCTTCTTCACTGCTCTGTAGTCCAAGACTACTTACCTATGCTGCGTCTCAAAAAGAAATCAGGGATTTCCCCGACGAGCTTAGGCAACGTCTCATATTTGGTGAGAAGAGAAAGACTGGTTCTAATAGAACCATGCAGAATGTCACATGGGCAACTGCAAGGGGAATCCTCATGGGAGAACCCCTGACTAAGTGTCTTCTCACTTTGTCAAGCATGGCATCTTGGATCGCAACGCGATTTAGGTTCAATACCCTAGAGGATGTCAGCATTGGCAAGTACTATAAGAGACTACACAACAAGAACTTCGTTAGAAGCACTGTTAGACTTTTCTACTGTGCTGGCGATGACCATACAGGTGTAGGAAAACTCAAAGATCTGCAACAAATCCCAAAATTTCAAGAATCCATGGGTTTCGAGATATCATGGGATAAGTACCGTATTTCACAGAAATACGTGCACTATTGCCAAGATTTTGGTTTTCATCCTAACATAAGACCAAGGGTCTATCAGGATTCTCCAAGACTAAGGTTATTAAACCAGTTTAGGAAAGAAGGTGCTCGAGACAATTTCGAAACACCCGATCCAATACCTGGTAAAATAAAAGATATGGAAAGGAGGCTGAGGTTCTTTAGAGAAAACGCAGATGGCGTACTCAAAGAACTGTCGGTTGTGCTATCAAAGTCTATACCATTGGTACTGAGACACATGATGCCCTCCTTCTTTGAAAAGAAACTTCTTCTTGACCCCAAGACCTACCTCCCAACCTGGTTAGGAGGAATGGGTATCCCACTCGGTGAGATGGGATGGAAATCTCCAGGGACCTTCAATACTAACCATCTCGGACCAGAAGCAATGCTTTATGCTGCACAATTTGTGGAGTACAAAGGCCTTGACGAATTCACAAAGGTGAATATCTGGGAGAGAGGTATAACTCAACATGTTAACGCTATAAACGTGATGAAGAATATCGGTGTACCCGAAGAGGAAATCCTCACAGGGGAACAAGCCTTTGAGAACATAAGGCAGGTCCTCGATGACAAGTCATCCTTCAGCACGCGTACCTCTAATAAGAGGATTGCGAAAACATTATTTAAAGACTTCGTCGATATATCAAAACCGGTAACAATGTTAACGGCTAAGGAAATTCCTTACACAACAATCCCAAGAGGAGAAGCTGTGTTTGAAAAGATATCGACACACTCACGTGCAAGGCAGATTCTGCAAAAGAACGTGAGGAAGTTCAGAAAATTTACGCCTCAATCCATTACCACGGAATTTGAGCGAAAGCGCACAATGAACCAGGGTATGTGGATTGAGAGGTCGGATTTAGCAAGGCTATCGGGAAC